CTACTTTAACACCAACGAATACCCCTACTATTACCCCAACACCATCACCATTACCCCAACTACCAATATTGGTCGATAACTGGGATACTTTATTGAACTACTCTATAACGGGAGTGACCTTAAATTACGTGACACCAACAAATACCGGTGGGTCAAACTTCCCTCTTGATGGTTATCCTAATGTGAATTATGAAGGTACGTTTGTATCTACCGAATCTAATCCATTAACAATTCAAGTAGGGTATAATAGCTCAACATTTGTTCCTGGTATGTATATACAGGTGAGTCACTCAAGTATTGGTTACGCTGTTGAAAATATTTTATCCACGTCTGGAGTTGCAACGTTTGGTCCGTACAATTTATATTTTGGAAGTCAACTCTTAATTGAGTTGTTTTCCCCATCAATACTTTTTAAAATGGTAAATAACTCCACAAATAGAACTGTTACAAGTGCTTCATATACTATTGGAGGACCAACAGTAAGTTTAGATGTGGGTTCATTCCCAATAAACTCAACAAATTCGGCGGGTTCTTTCACACATCCTTCTAGTACAGGTGTGGCACCTGATGCAATAAATTACACTATTGGCGGTACAGGTAATTACACATACGTTGTACTCCGTAATGGAGTTGGAGTGAAAAGTCAAATAAATACAAATATTAACAATATAATTGTTACTGGTGTGACTTTCTCATCAAGTGATGAAATTATATTAGAAATGTATAACTAACTATATTAACTAACAAGATATTTATAAAACAAAAAATATGGCACTTACAGGAAAAACAATTGGTCAGTTGACCTACCTACAATTCCCCACTAATGATACTACACATGTTTATGGGGATTATAATTGCACTTTATTTAAAAACTCAATACCTTCATCAAGATTGTCTTACTATGATGGAACTGACACTTTAACGATTGTTAATATTACTTCTTAAAAAATTAACTTACTTAGTTGATAAGAGTAATTTTTACTCCTATATTTATTTACGAAGGTAAATGCCGACCTTATTCGGTAGCTAATACACCAAAAGTAAATAAGTATGATATCACAAGAAGAAATTAAATCTTTCCTAGAGGGAGGTGACCCAGAAGAATTTATAGTTGCGATAGAATTTGATTACGCATCGAACTGTATTTACAAAATCAAAGAAATTCCCGATAAAGGTAAAGAAATTAGAAAAGACACTTTCACACCATTCGCTTGGGTTGGGGATTTAAGAAACCTAAATTTTTATCAATCATCTAAAGGACTTCAAAAAGAGGCCATGACAAAGTATGGTATTATGATTGAAAAATTGGAAACGGGTAAAAATGAAAGATTGGAGCAAGGTCTCAATTTTATGGTTAAGTCTCTTAAAGGGTATCGAGAATTAATACAATTTTTTAGAGATGGTGGAGTTGACCCTTGGGGTGAAAGAACCAAAGATAAAATCTTAATTCTGCCACCTGTAGAACAATATCTAATACAAAAAGAAAAACGATTATTTAAAGGTTACGAAGAATACAATGATATTACAAGATTTGGATTCGACTTGGAGACGACCGCATTAGAACCAAAAGACGGTCGTATATTCATGATTGGGATGAAAACCAATAAAGGTTTTAAAAAAGTTATCGAATGCTCAAATGAAGATGAAGAACGAAGAGGGTTGGTTGAATTTTTTAGAACGATTAACGAACTTAAACCAAGTATTATCGGTGGGTATAACTCATTTAACTTTGACTGGTATTGGATATTTGAGAGATGTAAGGCGTTAAATTTAGATGTTAAAAAAATATGTAGGACTTTAAATCCTGATATTAATATCAAACAAAGTGAGAATCTATTAAAGTTGGCTAACGAGGTTGAGAGGTATAACCAAGTTGGTATGTGGGGTTATAATATTATCGATATCTTACATTCAGTAAGAAGAGCGCAAGCAATAAATTCAAGTATCAAATCCGCAGGTTTGAAATATATTACTCAGTATATTGATGCTGAGGCTCCTGACCGTATCTATATTGACCATGACAAAATCGGACCTATGTACACACAAAAAAATGAGTATTGGTTAAATATTGAGAATGGTAAATATAAAAGGGTTGGGGATAGTGAAAAGGTTGATGAAATTTGCTCACGAAGAACTGACATATACATAAAAACAACAGGGGACGACATAGTTGAGCGTTATCTTGACGATGACTTAGAAGAAACTTTATTAGTTGATGAAGAATTTAATCAAGGAACCTTTTTGTTGTCATCATTAGTACCAACAACTTATGAAAGAGTATCTACAATGGGTACCGCAACATTATGGAAGATGTTGATGTTGGCGTGGTCTTATAAGTACAAATTAGCAATTCCTAAAAAACAAGATAAAACAGAATTTGTAGGAGGATTATCAAGGTTATTAAAAGTGGGGTATTCAAGGAACGTATTAAAACTTGACTACTCTTCCCTATATCCGTCAATACAATTGGTACATGACGTTTTTCCTGAATGTGATATTTTAGGAGGTATGAAAGGAATGTTATCTTATTTCCGTAATTCTCGTATCATGTATAAAAACTTAGCTTCCGAATGGTACGATAAAGACAAAAAAAAATCAGTATCATATGACCGTAAACAGTTACCGATTAAAATCTTTATTAACTCGATGTTCGGGGCATTATCCGCTCCACAAGTATATGCTTGGGGTGACATGTATATGGGTGAACAAATTACTTGTACGGGTAGACAGTATTTAAGACAGATGATTAGGTTCTTTATGAAAAAAGGTTATACCCCTCTTGTAATGGACACGGACGGTGTTAACTTCTCTAAACCTGATGGATGGGAAAATCATAGATATGTTGGTAAAGGTCTTAATTGGAAAGTTAAAGAAGGTAAAGAATATGTTGGGGATGATGCTGACGTTGCAGAATTTAATGATACTTTTATGAGGGGTGAAATGGCTTTAGATACTGATGGTACTTGGCCCTCATGTATAAATCTCGCTCGTAAAAATTATGCCGTTATGGAATCTAGCGGTAAAATTAAACTTACAGGTAATACAATTAAATCTAAAAAACTACCATTGTATATTGAGGATTTTTTAGATAAAGGTGTAAAACAATTACTTGAGGGTAAAGGTCAGGAATTTGTTGAGTGGTATTATGAATACCTATCCAAGATTTATAATAAAGAAATCCCATTAATGAAAATTGCTCAGAGAGCTAAAGTGAAATTATCGTTAGATGATTATAAAAAACGGTCAACACAAAAAACCAAATCAGGTGGTGCTATGAGTATGATGGCTCATATGGAACTAGCGTTAAAGAATAAACTGAACGTTAGTTTAGGTGATGTAATTTATTATGTTAATAATGGAACCAAAGCATCCCAAGGGGATGTTCAGAAAGTTGCAAAACTTAAAAGAGGGTGGAGTGATGAACAATTACAATATTATTTTTCAGAACATGGGAAATATCCTGAAGATTCTGTAACATCGATGGTTCAGATTAATTGTTATATGTTAGACCCATCGGAGATTGAGAGTAATCCTGATATGAGGGGTGAATATAATATCGATAGAGCGATTGCGACTTTTAACAAACGTATCGAACCTTTATTGGTTGTATTTAAAGAAGAAATTAGAGATGGGTTATTGGTGTCAAAACCTGATGATAGAAGTTTCTTTACTAAAGACCAATGTGAGTTAATAAATGGAGTACCTTTTGAGGAAAAAGACCAAGATAGATTACATGAAGATGTATTAGATATTAGTGAACCTGAATTACGGTATTGGGAAAAACGAGGGTTAGACCCTAACTATATTTATGATTTGGCGGAAGAAGGGTGGGAAAAGAAGTTAATCTAACTTAATTCCATCCGATGAGGTTATATACCAATAACCATTTAAAAAAATTAATTCTATACATGCTCGATTATTAATTAGTATTTCATCATAATATTCGTCAATACTACCTTGTTTGGATTTAATAATAGTATCGGTAAGTGATTTTATTTTAATTTCACTTGTGGTTTCACCATCTAAAATTAATACGCAAAAATCAACTCCTTTAACAACTATAAATTCTTCACCTTTGGTTGTATAGTTTGGTACCGAAATAGTTTTTTTTAATTCAGTAATAACCATCGGTTCAAAATGTATATGTCGGTCACTAATTTTTTTTCTTACTAATGTTGATTTTTGTCCTATCATAAAATTATATTACGTATATTTGTCTTGGCATCGCGGTAAATTTCTTTTGTTTGTTTAGATTTTCCGCTAATAACGCTTCTCTTTCCATAACTTTTTCAGGTCTTAATCTTGTAAGTCGACCTTCCGCACCTACTAATTCCTCAATCAATTTTGTTTTTTCATCTTTACCTTCAGTCGCTAATGATTGATAGTCCATAGTTAATTCACTATCAGGTGTTTTTATATTACCACTAAATTTACCTCTAACTTTAGACAAGGCTTCTTTAGCCGACGCAAAGAAATATCTACGAACCCAAATTTGTGCGGGGTTATTTAAATCCACCCAAGAAATTTTATCAAACGGAACATCTGACGGTAACTTAATAATATCAGGATTATCTTTAAGACACTTATCCCTATCTGAAGTGCCAACATCATAATACCAATACCATACCTGACCTTTCCTTAAAGACCCGCTACCAAAATCAAATTTACCCCCAGGAACATTCATTAAATGAATCGCCTTTTTACCTTCGGGTAATGCGGTAATTCGATAAGTTAAATCACCACCAATAATTCTTCTTTGTATGTTTATTTGTTGCATTCTAAGTAACATATCAAAAGCTGGCATCATAAAGTAACTTCCTCCCATATTCCCCATTTGGGCGAATCCTCCCTGACCTCCGATACCTCCACCACCTAAAGTACCAAAAGACCATGGGTCAAATAAAAGGTTGTTCATTGGGGTCGGGGTAAACCATAATAATTCATTAATTTCTCTACCCGCTGGTATTTCATATATTTGTTTACCTCTTTCGAGATTAAAAAAATCTTTTTTAAGTACATAATCACCACCCGCTTGCAAACCAACAATTTTAGAATATGCGTAAGTATATCTTTCTTCATAATCTAAACTTTTTGTAATAAAAGCCCTTGATAATGACTGAGTATCAAGATTAAGATTATATAACGAAGTCCATTGAGATTCGATTAACCAATCTTGAACATATTGAGAATAATCCTCAATAGATAATTCTAAAATTGAATCTAGTTGTTCATCTTCTAACTCAACCGACCTAAGAGGTGCTCCTAATGTATGTCTCAATTTAGTATATAGTTGAGTTCTTTCTGGTTCTGCGATAATTGACATGTTGACTTTTTATTATAAATATCAACTTACTTCATAAATTAAATTCTCAATCGGGAAGGTATAGTTACCCTCAACTATTTTAGAATCTTTATTATTAAAAATTAATATACCTTTTTTAGGATTTGCGAATATAATCCAATCAGTATCATATTTCTTAACTTGTCCTGTATTAAAAACTGTTATATTCCCGTTATCGGTTTTTATATAACTAAAAGGTTTAATTTGTGAAGTTTTGGTTTCTCCATTGACGTTTACTTTACAATCAACACCCCCAATCATGTCTTCTTGACTACCTAAACCACCAATCCTTTCGATATTTTCCTCACCAAATTTCTTTTCAAGAACTTCTACAGTATAATCTTCCCTCTTATCACCTAAGTCATGTGTCAATCCTAAAGTCGACATTAAATTTTTGAACGTTCCTGAATTTTGATTAAATATTCTTGATTTATAATCATTTAAAAATCTTACAAATTTTTTAGTTTCACTTATTTGGACGTATGGTGGTTGACCTATAATTTTTATTTCAGGTTTATTCATTGATTTTAAAACTTTATTAACATCAGTTAATAAAATACAAAAACAATTATAATTGGTGTTAAGTTTATTAATCACTGACCTACCACTCCCTTCTAAATCATATATACCTGACATCTCACCTTCTTTGTACCCATTTTGACCATAATAATTATCGGGAAATACGTCTTTTAAAATTGAGTCAATGGCATACCGATAGGTTGTTTTAACTTTAGGATTAATGTTAAATACAAATCTGATAGCATCGTTCATCTCTTTACTACATTTCTCAGAAACACCTTCTTTTATTATTTGTCTAAACCCTACCGATTCATTTAATTTTGATGTCGATTTAGAATTAAATAACTTATTTACAAACTCCCAATTTACAGATTTCCAAAAGTTTTTAATATATTCATCTCTTTTATTTCTATATTTTAAATAATAAGCGTGTTCCCATAAATCAAGACCTAAAATAGGAAATCCTCCGTCTTGTACGACATTCATTAATGGATTATCTTGGTTTGGTGTTGATATAATTTTTAAAGTGTTTTTATTATTTAGAACTAACCAAACCCATCCTGAACCAAATCTTTCTTTCGCTATTTCTTCAAATTTAGATTGGAATTTTTTATACGAACCAAAGTCTTTATTAATCCGATTCAAAACATCTCCAAAAGGTTTTTGAGTTTTAGGTGATAACATTTTCCAAAACAATGCGTGATTAAATGCACCACCAGCGTTATTTCTAATTGTTTTATCAAATTTACTGATAGTTTTAATAATTTCCTCTAACTCTAAATCACCTCCTTTTTTCTTGGACAATGCTTTATTAAGTTTGTCTACATAACCCTTATAATGTTTATTATAATGGTATGACATGGTTTCGGAATCAATAAATTGTTTTAGTGCGGAGTAAGAATAAGGTAACTTCTCAATACCTATTTTTTTCATTTCAAACAAAAAGAACTTTTCATTTTCCTTTTGTTCTTGTAAGATTAACGATTTATTTAAAATCTTAATCTTATTTTCAAATTTTTTCATATGGCTATTAATAATATATCTATAAATAAGCCAATATTTTGATTTATCTCAAACTGTTAATTCTATTCATCATTTCCTCAACAACATCGGCCTTATCCAAATTGTCCCCCATGACGGTTTCAAAAATATTTTTCTTATTTGCTAAGATATCATAAATAATCCCCTCAATAGTATTCTCAAATATTGGATAATAAACGGATACATTTGATTTTTGACCGTATCTATAAGCCCTATCTTCGGCTTGTGAGTGGTCAGATGGAACAAATGATAAGTCGTTCATAATAACCGCCTCACCCGCAGTTAAGGTTAACCCAACTCCTGCGGCTTTTAAGTTCCCAACAAAAACTTTTATTTTTTCGTTCTCTTGGAATTGGTCGACCGCATATTGTCTTTGTGGTTTACTTGTACTACCGTCTAATCTAACCGCTTGTTTTCCAAAATGGTCGGCAATTTTATTTAATGTGTCGGTGAAATTTGTAAAAATTATTACCTTTTTATCTTGGTCTAAAATATTTTGAGCTAATTCTATAGTATTTTTTATTTTCTCTTCAGCAATTACTTGTCTGACTTTCATAAGTTTAGAAAATTGAACAGTTAGTGAATTAGATTCTTCTTTTTTATTATCATACCAATCATAATATTCCCCCATTAAACCTTCGTAATGTTTTGATTTTAATCTTAAGTAAACAGGTGTAATGATTTTATCAGGTAAATCTAAGACCTCAGTCTTTAATCTCCTCAAAACTTGTCTTGAGGTTCTATCTCTTAATTCTTCTAAATTAGATGCTCCCGTAACGTTCCAAACTTTACGATTACCTGCTTTAAACTGATACCCTTGACAATATCTGATTGCGTAAGCCATCCAATTCTGAGCTACAGGACTTTCAATTAAATTTAATAAGTTAAAATAATTCATCGGTCTTGAGGTCATAGGTGTACCAGTAAGTAACCATAATCTTTCCGCCCTTTTACTAAAACTATTCACTAATTTGGTTCGTTGTGCCTGACCATTTTGGATGTAATGGGCTTCGTCAATTATAACCAAATCGGGATTAAATTGGTAAATCAAAGTGTTTTCTTTTTCTTTACCTGTATCATAAAAATTTCTAAGAATATCGTAATTAACAATTACAAAATCATGTTCTAAAGAGAAATTTTTACTTTCCGCAATATAAACTGACCTATCAGTATAATTTGCAATCTCTCGTTGCCAATTTATTTTTAATGATGCGGGACATACAATTAGTATTCGTTTAGCTTTAGTCTCTAAAGCGGCAACTATTGTTGCGGTTGTTTTACCTAAACCCATATCATCCGCTAAGATAAATCTTTTTGAACCCGCAAGTTTTTCGACTGCAGGAATTTGGTGTGATAATAGAGGTCTATGAGAATATTTAGAATAATCAATCTCTACTTTTTCTACTTTATGAGTTTTCATTATCGCTCCTTTTGGTAACCAAAAATCGTGCAAAGATTCCGTTTCAAATACCTTACCCCAAATATGATATGATTTTTCTTTTTCAGTTAATAATTTCTCAACCCAAACTTGTTCAGGTATTGTGGTATAAAGTTTTTCATCAGCAATTTTTTTCGCAAAATACGGGTCCAACTCAACCCATTTTTTTGCCACTTTGGGTTGTGTCTCATGAAAATTTATAATGTAATCCGATTGGGAACGGGTGGGGTAAAACTTTTTATTATTTTCTTTTTTATGTTTTAAATTTAATATAAAATTATTACTCCCTAAGTAGTTACCAAGAATTTCTAAAGCCCTCATCTCAATTAATGATGAGGTGTTACCTGTTATTACTTTATCTATTGACATTATATATCTATAAAAATAATAATTATTTAGATATTTATCAATGATGAATAATAAAGTCCCAATAACAAGAGTAGGAAAATTTTTTGGTTCCGATGATTATAACTTAGATTTATCTATAGGTGAAGAATGGTTATATGGTGACATGAATTTTACTTTAGTATTATACAGAATTGATAGAATCAAAACTAAAACTGATGATGTATACGGAGAATCTTTAAAAGACGGGATTAAATTTTTACCTCCTGTCGAATTTAAAGGTTATGTTCAAATAATGGCCCCTGAAAATAAAAATATTGGAACTTCTAAAGTTAACCAATTTGAGCCAGGTAATATAAAGGTTTCAGTTTATACTAAACACTTGGAGGAACTTGGTGTAGACATAAGTCATGGTGATTACCTTGGTTATTATGAAACTGAAGATAGAGTTAGATACTATGTTGTTAACAATGATGGTAGGGTAATTTCAGATAATAAACATAATTACGCGGGATACAAACCGTACTATAGAACTATTATGGGTTCTGCAGTAACCGATAATGAATTTAGAGGATTATGAAAATAGTACTAACAGAAACTCAAATATTAAAATTACTTGAAAGAGTTAATTCAGGTAAGGTTACTTGTGATAAATGTGGTCATAACAATTCTGAAGAAGATTATATCGGTAAAAACGTAATGGTTTATTATAATTTACACAAACATACATTTTCTGTTACATATAAATCTAAAGTTATTTTACACGCCGATTACGTTAAACTTAAAGATGTTGAGTTTAGAGTTCGAGGAGGTGGTAAAGAAAAAGTTAGAAATGAAAAAAGAAAAAATGTTCATGCTTTTGTAATTGGTAAATTAGAAGATTATTGTGAGTTTCCTTGTAATAAAATACCCGATGAAAAATCGGATAAAGTAATTACATACGACCCATACAAATACGATTCGTTTGTTTATAAAAATAGTAAAGAACCTGTATATAAAGCGAAAGAGGTCGATATGATTAATCATAAAAATAAAATTTTTGTAATTAATGAAATCAAATCGAAAATAATTAAAGAATCTGAAGAAGAACAACCAACAAAATACACATATTTGACAATGGGTCTTTTTGAAAAGTTCAACACCAAAAGGTATTATTTTAATAAGATAGTTCCCGTTGTTGATGGCTCACCAATACCTAACAAAATTAAGATGTATGGTAGCGATGGTGATTTTGAATTTAATAAAGAAGATATTACTATAAATCAAGATGAGGGGGTTGCCTTTATTAGTAAATCAACTATGGATAGTTTAAATCCTAATTTTAGTATGACTAATCATTCTAAATTATCCTCTTCAATTGGGATTACTCCGTCAAACGTAAGACAGTCTTTAGAAATGGCCTTTCCTGATAATTGGAATAAAGGAGATAGTTTATATACTCCAGGTTTAAGAGGTGTGTACACTATAGGTGAAAAAATGGGGAACTCTGAAGAGGATTGGTCAATTATGAATTATTTTGATACTAAAGATGAAATACATAGTTTAATTTACTTAAAATATTTTGACGATATAAAATCAGGAAAAAATATTAACGATATCATCGAATGGATGTCCGATTTATTTAAAAATGAAGAATACACACAAATGTTAGTTGATAGACAATGGAGCTCCATAAAAAATGGTTTAGAATTGGAAAAAATGTCTGTTAATAACTTTTTAGACAAGGTTGGGTCTTCTAATATCATTTATTATCCTCATGGTTCTAAGATGGATAGGTGGTTAGGTGTTGACGTTACAATTGATGGTGTTAATTACCAAATTAAACCATTAAAGGGGTTTATTGTTAACGATGGTCTTTACAGTGTTAGTACTTATGGTATGAGAGATTACACAACAAAAAAATCTGTAGATAAAATTGCGTTCTCAAGTAAATCAAAAACATTAATATTTGATAACAAAGATTATACAGTGATTAGTAAAACAAGAGTTGTTTTTAAAGAAGAACCGTTAATAATAGAATAAGATGCCGTTACCAAAGAAAATAAAAAAATATATTCCATTAACAGAGTCTAAAACTTTGTTACCTAGAAGACAAGAATTATTAGATAAAATTAATAAGGACGGTACCTATTTACCTAAATCAATTTTACATGCCGATTTAGATAAAGGATTTTTAGAATTTGTTAAAGAAGAATTAAAGTGTGTTGTTGAGGGAACTACCATACCAATGGTCGATATAATAATCACAACACAAAATTGGTCTCAGTTTGTTGAAACTTGGGATTTTCAAAATATAGATAAAAATGCCGAACCTCCATTTCTGACAGTAATAAGAGTTCCTGAAGTTAAATTTGGGACCAATCCTGCGGTTCTATACAACATTCCTAATAGAAGACAATATTTTTATGCTCAAGTACCAACTTGGGACGGTCAAAGAGCAGGTATGGACATTTATAAGATACCCCAACCTGTTCCTGTGGATATAACTTATCAAGTTAAGATAGTTTGTAATAGAATGAGGGAACTTAATAGATTCAATCAGATTGTGATAGAAAAATTTGCATCAAAACAAGCGTACCAAGTTATTAAAGGTCACTACATTCCTATTGTCATGGGTAATATTTCTGACGAATCTGTTATGGACATTGAGAAAAGAAAATATTATATACAAACTTACGAATTTACAATGTTAGGTTTTTTAATTGATGAGGATGAATTTGAAATTTCTCCAGCAGTAACTAGATTACTACAGGTTGTTGAGGTTGATACTAAAACATCAAGAAGGCAAGTGAAGATGAATTCTAATATTGAAAAGGAACCTAATGAAGTTTTATTTGTTATCGGTAATGATACTATATCACAAGTTTTTGATTATGTTGCCGATATTAAAATAGTTGGTTCTGAAAATATCAGTGAATATGATGTGTTTATAAACAACAATTATTATGGTACTGATATTACGGATATACAAATCAATACCAATGATATTCTTAAATTTGTTATTAATAAAACCAATGTTAATTCAGAATCTAAAATATTCATATACGGAATCTTAATTTAATTCTCTCCGTAAATATCTTTCTTTTCTTTACATTTTTCAGTAATCATCTTTTCTAAGAAACGATACATTTTAATACCGTGTTTTTCACAATACTTTTTTAATAGGTCGTGAACCTCGGTTGATATCTTTAAATTCTTTATCTTTTTAACCTCTTTAGACATAGTAGAAAAAAGGCAGAATTTATTCTACCCAATTTATAAATAGTTGCAAGAAAGTAAAGTATTTTGGTTTTTTAGTGAATATTTATCAATAAAATAAATTAACAAGCTAAATTAAAAAAATAATGGCATCTAACAACAAAGTATTCGTATCTCCTGGAGTGTATACATCTGAGGTTGATTTAAGTTTCGTAGCCCAAAGTGTTGGGGTTACAACGTTAGGTATCGTTGGTGAGACTTTAAAAGGTCCAGCATTCGAACCAATCTTTATTAGAAACTTTGATGAATTCACTACATTTTTTGGAGGAGTATCCCCTGAAAAATTCATTAATACACAAATACCTAAATATGAGGGGGCTTATATTGCAAAATCATATTTACAACAATCTAACCAATTGTTTGTAACGAGAGTTTTAGGTTTATCAGGTTATGATGCGGGTCCTTCATGGACTATATCAACAAAGGCAAATGTTGACCCATCAACTGTAGGGTTTTATTGTGAAGACCCTGTTATTGAGAATTGTGAACCTAAATGTAATGATTACTTAACAATTGACTACTCAATTGATTTCACAGGTTGTACTAATAGTGTGGACAGTATTAAATTTATCAACCCATCACAAATACCTGATGAAATTGCTGAAAAGATGAATTTACCCTATGAAAAATTTGATGGTAGTACGTCAACAATATATGGTGATATGACAAGTCAAATTATTGATATCTTAACTGATAATACATTAGAAACATCTTCAATATATTATTACGGAGCGATTTCAGGTGAAACTTATGATACATTATCACCAGTGTTTACCGCAGAAACTAATGTTTTTGGTGTTGACAATGTTAGTTCTTCATTAATAAATTTTTCAGCGTCAGTTAACGACCCTTGGTATTATGCAACTTTTGATAATATAGGTAATGCACTTTATAGTGGTTATTCGTTTTGGAGTATTGTTACTGATTTGGCATTAATTCCTGTAACGACCACTACAACATTAACACCTTCAACAACTACTACAACTACTAACCCTTGTGTTACACCAATCCCAACATCAACTACTACAACAACAACTGCTAAACCTGTTAATTGTTATACAGGTAAGTTAATTGGTAGATTGTATATCTATTCAGGTACTGCATACACTGACTATGATGATTTAGTAATTGCAACATTACGTTCTAGAGGTTTAGCAACTTATGGCACTGATGACGGCGCGGTATATGAAGTTTCAGGGTTAACAGATGTTGAAATGGTTTGTGGTAATGAATATTCAGGAGTTACTAAAAACCCTTACTCAACTTTCGGTTTAAATGTTACAAATAAAAATGGTGAGAAATTCTTCTTTGAAACATCGTTTTCTAATTCAGATACTAAATACTTAACTAAAGTATTTGGTTCGTCTAACTTCGCAAAACCTAAAGATGTAGTACCGTTATTTGTTGAGGAAAGATTCCAAGCATTATTAAACTACGCGTGGAGAAAAGGTTATATTAGAGGATTAAATTGTGAATTAACTGCATTACCAAATGCTAGACAAGGAAATGACCCAACATCAATCGCATGGTATTTAGAAAAATACCAATCACCGATGTCCCCTTGGGTTGTGTCTGAATTAAGAGGTAACAAAGTTTATAAATTATTTAAATTCACAACAATTGCTGATGGTAACGAGGCTAACATAGAAGTTAAAATATCAATCGCAAATATTTCATTCAGTAATGGAACATTTGATGTGATTGTTAGAGATTTCTTTGACTCAGATGCTGCCCCTTCAGTTATCGAAAAGTTTACTAACTGTTCAATGGACCCAGGCCAAAATAACTTTATTGCTAAAAAAATAGGAACTGTTGACGGTGAGTACGCGTTAAATTCTAAATATATTATGGTTGAGATAAACGAGGACGCTCCTGTAGACGCTTTACCTTGTGGATTTGAGGGATACCAATTTAGAGAATACGCGGGTGTAAGACCTCCATTCCCTATCTATAAAACTAAATATGACTTCCCTGGTGAAGTTGTATATAACCCACCTTTTGGTTTGTCTTCAGGAGCTGATGATATCGTAAGAAGTGCGGGTGATAACATTAGAAGAACATACTTAGGTATCTCAGATACAGTAGGATTTGACGTTGATTTTTATTCATATAAAGGTAAACAACTACCATTAGATATTTGTACTGATGTAACAGGTGATGATTGGTTCTATAAATCGAGAGGTTTCCACATGGACATAAATGCTTCAGGTATAACAATTGGTAATGGTTTCATTACAAGTGGTACACCAGCATTCTTTGTAGGTTCTGCACCATTTACAACAGACCCTGAAGATTCTTCTAACCCATATTTTAGATTGTTTGCACGTAAATTTAGTTTACTATGTTCAGGTGGTTTTGACGGATGGGACATTTATAGAGAGAGTAGAACTAATGGAGATAAATTTGCATTAGGACAACCAGGTTATAGAAAAGGGTCATGTCCATCATTTAAATACCCAAGTGCTACAGGTTGGGGTGCGTTTAAACAAATTACTGTTGGTGACAACACACAAGATTGGGCGAACACCGACTATTACGCATACTTATTAGGTCAAAGGTCTTTTGCAAATCCTGAAGCGGTTAATATTAACGTATTTGTTACACCTGGTATTGATTACGTCAATCACTCAAACTTAGTTGAAGACGCTATAGATATGGTCGAGAACGATAGAGCGGATTCAGTCTATATTTGTACAACCCCTGACTACAATATGTTTGTACCATCTACGGGTGACCAATTAGACTTTATTTACCCACAAGAAGCGGTAGATAATCTTGAGGAGGCAGGTTTAGACTCTAACTATACCGCAACATATTACCCTTGGGTACTTACAAGAGATACCGTTAATAACACACAAATTTACATCCCACCAACTGCGGAAGTAACGAGGAACTTAGCGTTAACGGATAACATCGCATTCCCTTGGTTCGCCGCGGCGGGTTACACAAGAGGTATTGTAAACGCTATCAAAGCGAGAAAGAAACTTACTCAAGAAGATAGAGATGTATTATATAAAGGAAGAATCAACCCAATTGCAACTTTCTCTGACGTAGGTACTGTAATTTGGGGTAATAAAACTTTACAAATTAGAGAATCTGCACTTGACAGAATCAATGTTAGAAGATTATTATTACAAGCTCGTAAATTAATATCTGCGGTTTCTGTAAGATTATTGTTTGAACAAAACGATGAGAAAGTAAGACAAGATTTCTTAGATGCGGTTAACCCTATATTAGATGCAATCAGAAGAGACCGAGGTTTATACGATTTCCGTGTAAATGTTTCTTCAGACCCTGCAGATTTAGATAGAAACCAATTAACAGGTAAGATTTATATCAAACCTACTAAATCGTTAGAATTCATAGACATTACATTCTACATTACTCCAACAGGGGCATCGTTTGATAATATCTAATAAAAAATGTGGTGAGTCGGTTAAAAAATCGGCTCATCATTATTTATTAATATAATATGATAGATAGAAAATATATTGTTGAGGGTATTAATGAATCAGGAACACCTGATATGAAATATTATGCGTTTGATTGGGATGATAATATTATGACAATGCCAACACAAATAATATTAAAAGATGATAACGATAAAGAGGTTGGGATGTCAACCGAGGATTTTGCCGAATATAGAACTCAAATTGGTAAAGACCCTTTCGAATATGAAGGTCACACAATTGTAGGATTCGCAGAAGACCCGTTTAGATACTTTGGTGTGAAAGGGGACAAACAATTTGTTGTTGATTCAATGATTGCTAAAACAGGACCCGCTTGGGGAGACTTTGTAGAGGCAATTAATAACGGTTCAATCTTTTCAATAATAACTGCCAGAGGACATACCCCAAGTATTCTAAAAGAAGCGGTTTATAACCTAATTGCTTCAAACAGAGGAGGGATAAATTCAAAAGAGTTAATTAAAAACCTTAAAAAATATAGGGATTTAACCGATGAAGAAAAATTATCCACTAAAGAATTAATCAATGAGTATTTAGATTTATGTAGATTTCACCCTGTAAGTTATGGTGAGGGTTCCGCAACTAATCCTGAAGAAGGTAAGGTTAAAGCTATGAAAGATTTTATTCAGTATATTAAAAATGTTTCAGAATATATTAGTAAAAAAGCATATTTAAAGAACAAAATATCAAATAATTTTGAATTACCTAGTATTGGTTTTTCTGATGACGATATAAGAAACGTAGAAACAATTAAAAGTCGTTTTGAAGATGAACCTATGTTAAAGACCTACTCAACTACAGGAGGAGTTAAAAAACTATATTAATTAAAAGCTCTAGTAGAAATTTAAATAAAAAAAAAAGAAAAGTAAAGAGAAAAAATTTAACTGAATATATTTATAAATAAAAAAACAAATAAACAAAAAATTAAAAAGAAAACACAATGGCTGATTTATTAATGAAAATGCCGATACCTTATGAACCGAAAAGACAAAACAGGTTCATTCTTCGTTTCCCATCTACATTGGGTATTAACGAATGGTTCGTAGAAACTACATCAAGACCACATATAACAATTAACCCAGTTGAGATTCAATTCCTTAATACATCAACCTATGTGGCAGGACGTTTCACTTGGAGCACGATTAATGTTAAATTCCGTGACCCTATTGGACCTTCAGCGTCTCAGGCGTTAATGGAATGGGTACGTTTATGTGCTGAGTCTGTAACAGGTCGTATGGGTTATGCGGCGGGTTACAAAAAGAACGTTGACTTAGAAATGTTAGACCCAACAGGAGTTGTTGTTGAGAAATGGATTATGGAAGGTACTTTTTTATCTGATGTAAACTTTGATTCATTGGCTTATAACTCTGACGCAATTGCTTCTATTACGGCGACTTTAAGACCTGATAGATGTGTGTTAGTATACTAATTTAATAAAATATATAATATTTTTGTCCCACATATTGATTATGTGGGATTTTTTATTTAAAAAAAACTAATATACCGTATATTTTATAGTAAAAGATAATACTATGGAACAAAATGCTTATACAGTAGGTCAAGAAAATTTTAATTTACCACACGATGTTGTCGAGTTACCCTCTAAAGGACTCTTCTATAAATCAAAAAAGAAATCAGTTAAAGTTGGTTATTTAACCGCAAATGATGAAAATTTTATTGTGAACGCTTTTAAAGGTGGTTCAGGTAATATTGTTTTATCATTAATAAGAAATAAAGTGTACGAACACGATTTAAGGCCCGAAGAGTTACTTGAAGGTGATGTTGAAGCAATTCTTATCTTTTTAAGAAATACATCATTTGGTCCCGAGTATAGTGTTACTTTAACCGACCCTATGACAAGTAAACAATTTACGGCAACAATTATATTAGATGAATTAAATATAAAAAAACCAACACATTTACCAGATGAGAATGGTTTTTTTACTACTAAATTACCTAAGAGTGAGGCGGTTGTTAAATTAAAGGTTTTAACTTATTCAGAATTAATAGAATTAGAGAAACAAGCTGAACAATATCCCCAAAATTTAACCCCACCAAAAATAACATGGAAATTAAACAAACAAATTGTTGAACTTAATGGGTCTCAAGACAGAGAACAAATTTCAAAGTTTATCGAATCCATGCCAATAATGGACTCAAAATATATTAGAAATTTTTTAAGAGAAAATCAACCGTCATTAGACCTTAAACAAAATGTTGTAGCCCCGTCAGGAGAATTGGTATCTTTCGAGATTGCCTTTGGGGTTGAATTTTTTCGGCCTTTCTTTTAATTACAGACAATATCTTATTGACGAATATTATATAATGGCTCGGTTTTTAAGAACTTCTTATTCCGACTTTAATCTTATGCCAACATATATGAGAAAATATTTAATCGATAAAATTATTGAGTCAAATCAACCTAAAAATAATTAGACTCATAAGTATTTATAATTAAAACAATACTATGGGAGATGGAGATGGTAAAAGTAGTGGTATAGTAGGGGACTTTAAAAAAGTTATGTCCGAAATGACCACAATCAAAGGTCTCAAAGACACTATCCTTGAGGTAGAAAACGCCGCTTACAAATTAGCTCAAGATTTCGCGTTAGGAGCCCAAAACATTGATTTAATGAGGGCGGGATTAGCTGACGCCGCTTCAGATATAAAACGTTTAGGAGGGAGCTTTAATGATGTTATTGCTATGCAAACATCCGCGTACACTAATTTAGGTAGAAATGTAACATTGACCGCCGATGGGATGAAAGATTTATATGCGACTACTAAAGCGACGGGTCAAGATGCTAATACATTAGTATCTAAATTTAAAGATATTGGTACGGGTACTTACGACATAGGTAAAAATATGGAGGTTGTTTTACAATCCGCTAGAGATATTGGTGTTAATGGTAAAGCGGTAAGTGACCAAGCGTTGTCAAACATGGAATTGATGAATAAGTACAACTTTGAAGGAGGTGTGCAGGGTCTTGCAAAAATGGCCGCTCAAGCGGTTAATTTAAGGGTTAACGTTGGTGATATGAAAGTTCTTATGGATAAGGCGTTCGAACCTGACCAAGCAATACAATTAGCCGCGTCCATGCAAAGATTGGGAGCAACGCAAGCCGACCTACTTGACCCATTAAGGTTAATGGATTTAGCTCAAAACGACCCAGGTGAATTAATGAATCAAGTTGCTGAGTTAGGTAAACAGTTCACCCAATTTAATGAAGAAACAGGTAAATTTGAAATTGCTCCTGGAGGTAAAAGACAATTAATGGAATTGGCTAAAGAATTGGGAATAAATTATGAACAACTAACTAAAATGTCATTAGCGGGAGCTGAATTAGATGATAAATTAAGTAAGATTTCTTTCCCAACCGATATTGCCGATGAAGATACTCAAAAAATGATTGCTAATATGGCCGAAATGAAGGACGGTCAATATATGATTAAGTTCAAAGACGAACAAGGTATCACTCAAGAAAAAAATGTTATGGAATTAAAAGACTCCGATATAGAAGCGATTGCCAAGGCACAATCCGAAGCACCGAAAACTATGGAAGAAATTGCCGAGTCACAATTAAGTACTTCAGAATCAATGTTGGCCGAATTACAAAGTATGAACAGAGCGGGATACGGTTTAGCAGGTAGTAAAGGTGCGGGGGATGTATTAGGAGCTGCTAGAACAGGGGCTAAATTAGTTGCGGGAGGTATTAGAGATATACAAGGAGAATCACAAGACTTTAGAAAAGGTACTGATAAATTATTAATTAATAATCTTGATGCTATAAACAAAGCCATGTCAGGAGAAGGGTCATTAAATGAAGTTTTAAAAACCGCAACAACATCTATTGGAGGTGTCACAAGTGCAATAAAAGACAATCTTAATGTGGCCTTAACCAATGCCACTACCGAAATGGATAAGTTCTCTAAAAGTGGAAACTTATTTGCCGAAACACTTAAAGGAACTTATGATTCAGCGGCAAAATATATTCAGGAACATGAAAAATTATCAAAATTGGGAATTAATTTAGCGACTGAGAACAAAAAAACCGAGAGTGTTACAACTGAAACATCCACAATAAAGGTTAGTGATTTTTACATTAAAACATTACCTGAAGACAAGTTAATTATGGCTGGTGGTACTAATTTAGACGGTGGTAATAATACCACTCAAGATATGGGACCTAAAGAAATGAACGTTAATGTTGTTTTAGACGTGAAAGCTCCATCAAACATTAATACAACTCAAATTTTGGCCATGCTTGAAGACCAACAAATTAAAAATGCTATAGTTAAAGCCTCTCAAGACGCAAATACTTCAGGAGGAATGACAGGTCCTAATAACCAAACAGTAAGAAATAAATCAATTGTTGATAGTGCTTTAAGTATGTCGAATCTTTAATAAAAAATAAGGTAATACCTATTTATATAAAAATAAAAATAAATGTCTGACAGTACTTTATCATTCTCATCATCATCTTCTTTTAGGGATGTATTAATGGCAAGAAATCTTCCACCTTACGATGTCCCAGGTGTTTACACACCACCATCGGGGCCTCTTAATTACGAAGTTGTTCAGACTGTTTCTAATGTCATCGATTCTCCTGATGAATTAATTGCTAACGACCCATTTGCTCAACAATTATACCCATTAAATGAATATGGTCCTGAAGGAGGTTATAATTTAAATATAACATATAATGGTCCACCATTACCTGTAGATTCTAATAAAGGAGAATACGACCCAACAGACACTGTATTAGATTTGGTTAATGAATTTTATATTGACGCGGCATACATTGAAAATAAGTTTGGACCTGAAGGAGGGTTTAAAGACATGGTTGTTATTGACAATATTCAAAACAATAACAAAATATATCTACCTTATTGGAACCCACCAATCTTCACACCATCTGTATATACACCATACGAGATTTTAATTAATAATAATCCCGCAGGATTGTCTCAAGACTCGTTTATCGCTAAGTTAGGAGCTCAACAATTAAGAGCTTTATTCCAAGAAAGAGTTGCCGCTGAATTATTTCAGAATACAGTTGGTTTAGTTAATTTAGAATCATTATCAGACCCATTTGAAGCGAGTCTTATTATTACAGGTCAAGAACCTTTGATTTATAGAAATTGGAGAATTACGGTTGCGGAAAACCCAATAGTTGCGGCCGTAGATTTTGCCACAAGATTAACAGGTGCTTATTGGCCTGTATCACCAATACCTGGTGATTATTTTGAAGAGAACGAACCTAATGCGGGCGCATCATCCCAAATATCAGGTGCTTTAAATGTTGTTAACCAATTAACAGGGGGTTTTTTAGGACCTATCTTAAACAAGACAAGAAACCCTTCCGAAATATTCTTAGCTAATACAGGTAACGGTCAAAGGTCAGCGTTATTTGCCAACATAAATTATAATAGATATAAACCCGACTATAAGAAAAATTTTGGAGGACTTCTTGGTGTTGCACAAGCTTTAGTTAATTTAGCGGTTAATTTAATTGACCCTAATAACGGAACTTTAGTTGGAGGATATTATGTTGGTAGTAGAAATGCCGAACCATCAACGATTACGTCACCACCAAATCAGGTACCTGTTAACCCGTTTGGTAAACAAGAACAAGCTCCTGTATATGGACCTTCAGAACTTGGTATCTTATATGAAGGTAATGAAAATAAAATAAATTTTGGTTTAGCTGGTAAATCATCATCTGATGGTGGTGGTATTGACGGACAATTTGTTTGGACCTCACCTAAATATAAAGGTGACGCGGGATATAAAGCAACTGTTGGTGGAGGCACAGGAAGTTTAGATGAGGAATTTAATCAAATTGCGTCTCAATATAGTAGAGGAGAATCTACAAATATAACATTTAAACAAAGTTCAATTCTAGACCAAACCCAAAGACTTGTTGATTCGGCAGATAATGTTTCGGGGATTAACCGATTAAAACATGTCGGTAACGCAATTAACCAAGTTAGTAAAGTTTTCAATGACGGATATAAGGAAATGACCAAAGGTTCTCAAGTTGTAAGTTATAAAGACAATACAACGGGAGAACAAGTTGGTACTGAATATTGTAGAGTATTTACAAAAGATACACCATACTACACTTACGCCGATTTACAAAAAACTGATGGTATTACAACTTCAGGTAGAAGATTTACTAATTCTGTTTTTGATAATACGTACAATTTAAATATTGCACCACTTAAAAACCCTGGCTCTACGAATATACAACCAAACGCTAAGGGGGATTTGGTAGCTAAAAAATATATGTTCTCAATTGAAAACTTGGCATGGAGAACATCAAGTAGACCTGGTTTTACTTATGATGAACTTCCTGTTTGTGAAAAAGGACCTAATGGTGGTAGAGTTATGTGGTTTCCACCTTATAATTTAAGTTTTAGTGACTCAAGTTCACCAAACTTTACACCTACAAATATTATGGGTAGACCTGAACCAATTTATACATATAATAACACTAGCCGAAGCGGTACGTTAAGTTGGAAGATAATTGTAGACCACCCATCAATAATGAACGTTTTAGTTGATAAACAATTAAAAGGACAAAACTCCGAAAGAGTAAATTCGATAATAGATTCGTTCTTTGCGGGTTGTGTTAAATATGACATTTATGAATTAGCTAAGAAGTTTAACACTATCCCAACAAAGGATTTATTTACGTACCAAGAAATTTTAAATAACCCAAGATTAACCCCTGAAGAATTGGCGGGTATTAATAAAGAAATACCTAAAGAAAATACCGCAGATGGAGGAGCGAATTCTACACCTACAGGTAACCAAAATACTAATACTGATGTATCATCTACCCCTGACACTTCAGGAAAAGATTTTGAAGGTAAGTACCAAGATTTAGCGTTTTATTTCCATAATGATAGACCCGACCCCAACTCTAGTAATACCGTCGCTAGTAAACCATTTAATGTTTGGTACGAATCTTACACTACCACAGACTTTATTCAAAAGTATGTTAACAATGCCGATGCAATATTTAAATCCGATTCAAAAAGTAGAAACGTTAAACAATTTTTTGATACGGTAATCATCCCAAATTTTAACGCAATTGCAAAAAATGAAAAAAACTTTATTGTTGAAGCTTATAATTTAATTAAAGAAAAGAAAGCAAAAATTACTGTTGAAATGGTTGGCTCCGCTTCAGCACCTGCAACTAAAGATTATAATGTGAATTTGTCTAAACGAAGAAACGATTCCGTTATTAAATTTTTAAAGGCAACAACTATTGGAGAAGCAAATTTATCTAAATATATTGATGATGGTAGTTTAAAATTCACATTATTGAGTGAAGGTGAAACAATTGTTATACCTAAAGCACCTGATGACTCACCTGCTAAAGGACCTGGATTTGATGTAAATTGTACTACAGATATAAAGGATAAAAACGGGGCGGTAACAACACTTTCTCAAATATTCTCTGTTGACGCCATGGCTTGTAGACGAGTTAAAATTGGTAAAATAAAAGTAGATATTACCCCTGTGCCCGCAACAACAACTACCTCAACCGCCGCACCACCACCACCTGTAGTTGAACAACCAAAAACTGAAAACATACCTGTTGTAAAACCAAAACCTACAGTTGAGATAGTTAAAAAACTTAAAGAGGGAATCGCCAAAAAAATATTAAGAAACTTATTAACTGAATGTGATTACTTTGAATTAATTAAAGAAGAAAACCCGATGGTTTATAACACATTCAAAGAAAAGATTAAATACTTTAATCCTACTTTCCACTCAATAACACCTGAAGGATTGAACGCTCGTTTAACATTCTTAAATCAATGTGTTAGACCTGGAGAAACAATCCCAACGATTGGTGCTGATGGTAAACCAAAATATAATGACGCAGTTAATACGTCATTCGGAGCTCCACCTGTATTAGTATTAAGAATAGGTGATTTCTACCACACTAAAATAATACCTACAGGATTACAGTTCCAATATGAACCAATTACCTTTGACATGAATCCTGAAGGTATCGGTATCCAACCAATGATGGCCAACGTAACATTGAGTTTTAATATCATCGGAGGAATGGGTCTTGCAAAACCTGTAGAACAATTACAAAACGCACTTTCATTTAACTATTATGCGAATACTGAAATATACGATGAAAGAGCAGTTGCAACTGAAGATACATCAGCATTAGATAAAGAAGTTGTCGATGCGATATTGGCTTCAGAAGTCCCTGCAACAGTTAATAATGTTGACACACAACAAACAAATAATGGAGGTTCAACAATCGGCACAATTATAACCAACATCCCCGTCCAAGGTGGCCAGGAAGGTGAAATTAGTTATGCTGATATTATGGATAAATTATTAACCGAAACAAAAAATTATTTTGAAACTGTGGTTAATAAATTAGAAAGTACTAATCTACAATACTCATATCCTGTAGTTAGTATGTTAAGTAAAGACCCTTTATATTATGATGGTTATATATTTTTAGGTGACCCAACAGTTAATGACCCAGGACCTAACGGTAATAAAAAAACTGTCGAAATTTTTGGTAAATCTAACAATGTTGAGGACTTAATTAATAAAGAATTTAAACTTTGTATTGAGGATATTGATAACGACTTTAACCCTATTATTGATAAACTTCTAAAAAAATATGGTTTTGCTCAGTCACCTGAAAAACTAAACGGAGTTAAGAATAATATGAAAGAATATATTTCTAACTTAGAAAAGACATTCACAAATGGAGTATCAACTATCATACAAGATTTAACATTATTCCAACAGAACTATGTACAGTTAATTAGAAAAGTAAATTTAGTTACAAGTAAAACTGATGGTAAAATTTTAGATACTAATTTACCTAGAGTTTATAGTTTATATAATGCTCCTGACCAAACTGGTAAAATAGATGAAAAAACCGTAACTGTACTTGAAGAATTATCTTACGATTATGGTAGATTGGAAACCGCTATGGGTTTATTCATACCATTATTAAAAGATAAAGATAAAGGTTTTAGAATAGCGTTTGATGATAAAGAATATGTTGAGACTGGTAATTTTAGATTATTAAATCAAGGGGATTTTGAGGGAGGTAATACCCAATCTACATTTGCGAATCAAAATTTCTTCTTAATTATGTGTAGAATATTAACTGATAAAAATAAAAAAGATGAATTTATTAATTACGTTATTAAAGGTGATATATTGAATATTAAAGACCCTGTAAATTTAAAAAATAAATTTGAAAATATTGTAGATGACTTAGAAAAAATATATAAAAAAGAGTTAAAAGAAGAAGAAAAAATATATGATAAGTTAAAGAAAAATTCTACTTACAAAGATTTAACAGAAGGTATAAATGAAGTTATGTACACACCTAAAAAAACAAGAAAATGTAGTTATACTACAGTACCCAACCAAAATACCGAAACTGTTAAGTTCCAAACTACAGAAATTAGTAATTTATATAAATCGGTAAATACCCCACCAGATGATAATAAAACTTACATAGGAAAAGTTAAATTTAGTAAAACATAATGGCAAGACAAAGTTATAATAGATATTCGGATTTTTTAGTTGACGGACAACAAACGGTTGTTCCGTATATCACCCTACCCTCAAAATCTACGGATAAAAGGTTTATATATAAAGTTGGTCAATCTAGAATGGATAAGATTTCACAACAATATTACGGGTCCCCAACTTTTGGATGGTTAATAATGA